GTAACCGGCAACGGATGCACCCCAGACAGCAGATGCCGTCTGCGCTTCCGTCAAGCCACCAGAGGACAGTTTCACCGTCATCACCGCACCGTTAGTACCAGACGCACCACGTACAACTACAGTGACATCGTCAGCACCAGCCGCTAAAGCAGCATCAGGGATGTCCACTCTGTAGACCCCCGGCATGTTGGTAGCGTCGACCTCAGCAAAGCCACCTGCAGTCCACGCCTGAGCGATGGTACGTGCTACCAGAGGGATAGATACGCTTGCAGTGCGTGTGCGGTTGTAGCGGGCTGTGAGACCGCTTGTGGAGGCTGTTAGACCTGTAGCACCGAGATAGAGTTCGATGCTTTGTGAGGTTGAGGCGGGAGCGATTGTAATGGTTGAAGCGTTGCGCTCGGTTGGTAGGTAGAACGATGACCCTGCTATAGATGAGTATGTAATGGCACCAGCATCTGGCGTAGCACCAGTCCACGTCTTATTAAATAGGTCGGTGGCTAAAGCGTTTGTATTCGTACCATATGCGGCGTTAGGACTATTTAAAGTACTACCACCAAACTGCAATGCTCCTAGATTATGCAAGAACATCTGACCAACATCGATACCGGGAATGCCGGTAGTTTGTTGGTTTGTACCCGGATAAGCACCATTATTAGCGCAATTAATTATGCGTGAATTTGCTTGTGTAGTACCCGTAGTTCCACCAGCGGTAGAAGTAGCAGTAGTGCAATTTACAAATAAATTGTTAGCGCAGGTTATAGCAACCGTTGTAATGTTACTGTTTCCTGCGTCATATATACCAGTGTCGGCTATACAGGCAATAAAGTTATTTGTAATGATATGTGTTCCATATGCATTACCCGAAAAGATGTTGGTAATATTTCCTAACAATATTCCATATCGCGTACATCCACAAATAAAGTTATCTTGGATAAAAACGTAGTATCCAGTTAATCCATCATTTGTGTTATGAAATGCATTTATTCCATCTCGGAACCCAAATACAATATTTCGCAAAATCTTATTTGCAGTCCCTAGTGTATTGCCAGATGTAGACAGAATTTGTATCGCACTTTTGTTAGTTGCACTTGCCCCAAGGAATACACATCTCTGAATAACTATGCCGACTGAACCGGTTATGGAGATACCAAATCCAGTATAGGCATAAACCTCAAAATCACTAATGGTCACATTATTTGTAGTGCCACTAAGAACGGATGCTGTAGTCCCAGCAGATGTATCTAGTGGGGTGAAAACAGACAATCGGACAGGCCCCGGACTGACTCCACTAAACTGCGCAGCTAAAGGATCAGCTAAAATTTGAGTAGCGGAACTGTAAGAAGTTGCAATCGTAAAGCCTGTAGCCGAGCGATAAGTACCCGGCGCAACGTATAGAGTGTCACCAGATGTAATACCTGTGGCACCAACTGCTTTAGTGATGGTTTGCCACGCTTGACCTACACCGGGACCAAGTCCAGTGTTAGCGTCATTTCCATCCGTACGAACGTAATAAGTAGCCATTACTCTGCTGTTCCTGCCGCCATCTCTTGCGCCATAACGATAGCAAATTGATTAACGATTTGTGTCTGGAAGTCAATACTTTGAGATACCCACCAGATATTGACGCTTGTGCCGTTCTCGCCGAATGTTCCTATGTATGACCCATCATTAGCGTAGACATCGCCAAAGACTCGCCAGTCGGTAGAAGGCGCAGGTTCTTTTTCAATGCGGAAATTCTTAAAGTTCATTTGCCCACCTTCAAGCTGTTCGCATCAACACCCTTAAACGGCATCGTCAAGAACGCCAGCACACTAGACACCGCAGCGGAGACGCCAGCCGCTACCGCCTTGCTTCCGTAGAGTGCCATCACTGCGCCCAGCTCGGCAACATCCTTGGCTTCAGCAGTGCGTACACCATCGCCGAATACCGAAGTAAAGGCAGCCACGAAAGCCACGATCACAACTACCACCAATCGCTTGATTGAAATTCCGCTCATGTTCTTCGTGCCTCCATCGCTGAAACCTTATTCTCTAGTTTGCCTAGACGTTGTTCTATCATTCGCACTTCTTGCCCTTGGCGGTCAAGCGATTGAATTATATTAGCGTTCTGCACTTCGAGTTTCGCAAGACGAACCTGCAATGCAACCCAAGCCGAACCAATCGCAAACAACGTAACAAAAGCTTGGATGCCCATCTGCACCCACATCTCAGGGCTCATGCCGTTCTCTCCACAAGTCCAACGTGCTGTACTAAAAGGTCGGTCTGTCCAAAGTCTGTGCCCACCACGTCGTAGTATTTCGATTCATCACCAACAACATAAACACGGTCATGCGCCATTACATCAGCACTAACCGGCAAGGTTACATTCCATCCTGCCGATGGCTGGATGCCACCGCCTACAATGCTCTCTGTGTCGCTCTGGTTGGACAACCTGCCCTTGTAATCGGCAACCTTGCGCCATGTCTCAGTAACACCACCACGCCCATCTTCAGTCAAGGTAAAGCGGTGAACCTCAATAGGTGTCTGGCAAAGGTTGCGAACCAAGCCAGCCTGAAGCGTTGCACGGAGGATAGGGCTCATGCGAACACCAACGGGCGATAACGTTCTGCCATCTCAATGCAGTGCGCTTTTAGTTGTGAAAGTTTGACATCGCTTGTGCCTTCCTTGGCATCGATGTCGGAAGCACAGCGGGAGGCTTTGATGAACCATGCTTGCCGGGTCGCAGTCCGGACATCGTAGCGTTCAACGTTTGCAGGTCCCATATCAACCCACATTAGGACAGGATCGCTGGTGCCATCTAGGACGCTCCAGCCCTTCCACTGTCCACCGGGATACTCTGCCCACTCTGGTTCTGTGGTTGCTGTAGTACCAGCTACACGGCACTCGTACACTCGACCATTAGGAGTACTAGGGACTACACGATCGCCAACAGCATAAGCCGTGCTGGCTGTCCATGTGGAGAACCGTGAGTAGGAATCAAGGATAGAGCCTATCTCGGTTGTGGACAGTTGCGGGTAGGACTGGGCATCGACAAATAAGGATACCTGTGCTATCGCTTCGGCTCGTGTCATCATGTCCTAAGTATCCCACACAGAGCCGTAGGCTTGGACAACGCAGTGGATAAAGAGAAAGCCCCCGGCAGTGATGCCGAGGGCTTTGTAGCGAGTCTGCTAGGATTATGTAGCAGAGGATGCACCAACGATGAGCGAGCCTGGCACTCGTGCAGATGCCGTTGCATTGACGTTTCCAATGTCGAATGCATTGAAAGCGTAACGCTCGGTAGCCTTGAATGCAAGCGCATCTTCCTTGAAGTACTGCTGATCGGATACTTCAATCGTAACCGAGCGACGGTCACCGAATGCAGTACCAACCGACAGGTCACCAAGCAGGATGTAAGGCGTAGAAGCTGCAAGGGTCTTCTGCATATTCTGAACGAATACGACATCATAACCAAAGAGCTTAGGCTGTGCACCGAATGCCTGCTGGAGGTCAAGGATAGCGTTTCCACTGAGTGCGTTGAGCAGAGGAGCGATGGCGTTGTACCAAATCTCCTTGTGCATATACCACTTAGCGTTAGCCGCGTAGGTTGGCAACCGTCCGACCATCGCAGAAAGGTTGGTCAACGTTGGAGCATAAGTGATTGTCTGCCCGGTTGTGAACTGTACCAAGGAAGCGATGTTAGCCTTCGTTGCGTTGGCATTGTAGACAGCCCAGAGACAACCATCAATCGATGTGGTTGCATCTGTCGCATTGTTGAACACAACACGGTCTTCTTCCTTAGCCAAGACATAAGCCATGTCACGGGCAAGGGATGCACCAAAGTCGATGATGCTGTCTTCTGCGAGTTCCTTGGAAACCTGCGTAAGAACGGCTGCCTTCTTGGCTGTCAAGCTAACCTGTGCAAAGGTCATATCGGACAATGTGATTGCCGTATTCTCACCCGGATAGTAAACAGTTGTCGATGCAGTAGCGTTTGGTACACGAAGCGTATCGCTGGACATCGGATAGATGCGACAGTTCTGACGTGCAATACCAAATTGCTCACGCAAGTAGATAAGGTCGCTGGACAGTGGATCTGGAACTGTAAAGCCACCAGCACTGTCTGTGCCTTCGTTAGCCTTAATGTGGTTCTTGACCCAATCGGTAGCCTTGCGGTTACCCATGATGGAACGTGCCCACTGACCCCAAGCATATGCCTTGTAGTTGCGCTCTTCAGCGGTGTCACCTGGAAGGAGGTCGGTGATGCGCTTTGATACGCCACCGGATTTCCATGGCTTGTCTTCTACAGGAGCGGAAGCAACAGGAGCGGTAACGCCGAGGCTCTTGATTGTCTCAATGCGCTCTTCGATATTCTTTGCCTCAGCCATCAGCGACTTGACCTGTGCAAGGTCTCCATCACCGGCTGCTAGTTCACGAGCGGAAGCGAGAAAACCTTCACGCTTTGCTTGTAGTTGTTCGATATTCATAGTTGTTTTAGCAACTCCAAACGGGCGAGCAGTTCAGCTCGCTCGTTTACATCAGTGGCTTTCGCCTCGACTACGAGATCCGGTTGCGTCTCTGGCTGGTCTGCATCCCGCAGTGAATCCCAGACAACAGGTGCAAGGCGCTTTGCGCTTGACCGGCTAAGACCGACTGCATCCCGCAGCCGACGCTCTACACCCCGTAGAGATACAGGGTGAATACATTTTTTACCGTGCATGGCATAGAGAGCCTTTGCACGTTCTGCGAAAGCGTCAACCAAGGCGTTAGCCATGTCTGCACTCTCGATTACTTCCATTGCACCAGAAAGTGCGTCCCAGTAGGCTTCGAGTCCTTCGTGGATTAGTTCGCCTTCGGCTTCCTTGAAAATCTCAGCTGCATATTCGGCGGCTGATTGCTCAGGCATCGGAGCCATGACCATCTCTTCTTCTTCCATCGGCTCCATGCTGTACATGTCCTCCAAACTCTTGACACTGTTGCGATACTCAGCAGGTGTAGGCGTGATGCTTGCCTCAGCGATGCACCAGCGGGTAATCTCGCTTGCCTTGCCTACGCTCTTGCGCTCAACCATATGACCAGCAGCACCAGACGAGTAGCCCATCTTGCCTTGCTTGCAGAGTTTGGCAATCATCTCGCCATAGGAGTCAGCCATGTCCAGCTGTGCTTCGTACCAGAGCCCGGTCTCGTCCATCTTGACATAGCCAGTGCCGATGGACTTCTTGCCTACGACTTTGTCCATGCCGTGGTGATAGTAGACGTTTAGCGGGACACGCTTGCCTTCGGAAATCGGAAAACCAAAGTCGGTAGACTTGGTGAAGTAGTCGCCCTCTAGGTCGGTTGCATCAGGAGAGCCAAAGCGCACAAGGTAGCCTTTGACGCTTCCAAGGCGGTCTGACTTAATCGAATCACTGTAGACGGTTAGCAGGTCCATGTGCTAAGTATCCCACACACCCTATACGAGGCTACGTAGTGGCACTACACGGGTTGTAGGGCCCCAGTCTTGGTTCTGCTCCACCTGCACGAAATCAGCAAGCGGTTTGCCATCCATGTACATCTGATAGCGAGTAGGTCCCATGATAGCCATCTTGTCAGCTTCCGACAGACCAGCAAGGATTCGATCAGGTGTTGCTACTGCTGGGCGTGTATCAGGGATAGACGAATCCCCGGTAATCTCTGCCCATGACAAGGTTTCAGGAATCATGACGCATCTACAGTTAGGATGCGATGGCATAATTTCATCGGTCTTGTGTAGAGTGCCAGACAAAGCCAGACAGGCTAAACACACCCGGCTATCTTGGGTGGCTTGCCGTCGGTAACCCTGCACCGCAATGTTCTGCGTATAGAGTTGCCGTTGTGCTTCACGGGCACTTCGTATCATCTCAGTACGTGCTATCGTCTCTGCACGGCTTCTGCCGATATCAGCTGCCTTGCGTACACGACGTGCTACAGTCCGTGGACCTTCACCTAGCGAGATACCCTGTACAAGAGCCATCTGCATAGCGTCAGTGGTTACCTGCGGGATTGTTGCAAATAACTCACCCAAAGGGCTTCCATCACCCGAAAAACCGACAAAGGCTTGCAGGCTTTCATCTGGCAGGGCTGTCCATGTGTAGCCGAGTGTTGCTCCAGCCGGTTTACGACCCGCCGCCGTTTCAACCAAGCTCCCGCTCGCCTCATTCGCAAGGATTGCCGATTCGAGTTGTCCATCAGCCGTAATGGTTGCCCCCTCGATTGAAAACTTTTTTAGGTTCCTGCCTAACTCTTCAATGTTGTCAATGATGCGTTGTCTCATCCAGAGGATGGTTTCGGATGGCGGTTCCCCGTTTGCTTCACGCTCTGCGATACGTCCCTCTAGTGCTTCGAGTTCATCGATGCTGGCTTTGGTCGCTGCCTTGTAAGCCCGTTGCATACGGCTGATGGCTACGCCTTCACGCTCCAGCAGGTCGTTGCGAAACTTCTGCGATGCTTGATAGATCCGTGCAGTGCCGTCGTTTACTCGCTTGAGCTGATCTCCAGCTCGTACCCGTAAAAAGGGTGGCTCTTGTACACTACCCCCGGAGTGCAACAATCGGTAGACTTGGACTCTTCGCCTTGCATCTGGTCACGCTTGGATGTTGACCAGCGATAACCAGCATCACCGCCCCACAAGTCCCAGGCTACTCTGCCGGGGGAAGGAAACCCTTCCTCACCAGCGTTGAACCCTTCGGCCTTCTTATCCACTTCATGCCGTGAAAAGAAAGAATACATCCGCAGTATCGTGTCTTCGGATAACTTCTCGCCGTTTACGATTTGGTTAGCACGGGCAAGGCCTACCCGTGTTCCACCGTCGAAGCCTTCCGCTTTCCAATCGAGTGCGCGTTGCGCGGCTTCTACCATGCCAGTGTTCGGCACAAACTTCATCTCGTACGCTTTGGCTTCATCACGCAGGGTAACCGGTGCGGCTCCTGTGTGCTGTACTGGCAGGTTTAGGAAGTTGGTAACGCTACCCGGGTCATAACCAGAGCGGATAAGGATACCAGCCGCGTTGGTTGTCTCTGCTAGGGATGCGCTTGTACCAGCTTGAACGCTGATAGCGGATGGATGCAACACGCCTTCATCTTCTGGCACGGCTTCAAGACCGGCTATGCGCTTGGCTTCCGCGCGATCAATGATTCCAGCCTTGTAGAGTTTCTCGGCTCTGTCGGCTTCAGCCTGCATGTCATCAGCCAATGCGCGTACAGTTTCAAGGTCGTACATGACATAATCACCCTGCTGGGTCTCAGGGTATTCCGGCAGGAGGTCAGCGGTGATAGCATCCGCCAAGGTACGCAGGAGTGGCACCATGCCATCTTCCCATGCTGCTTGCTGGGCTCTCTCATAGTTACTGTAGGTAGACCGCTCTAAGCCTGACCCAAGACCTAGCACCATCGGGTTGATGCCAAGGGCGGAACAGATACGCTCTTCAGGTACACGTCTCACGGAATCCAGCGCAAGCTCGGAAGGAGTCAAGGATACACGATCCATCTTGTAGGCGCCGGTCATAACCACGATGCCGCCACTACCGTCCCCGGTAAGGTCTTCGTGAAGTTGCCGCTTGACCTGTCGAGCATCATCCATGCTCATGTCTACGGTTGTCTCTTTGGCATCAGGTCCGACGATAAGGCTAGGCATAGCACCGTTTGCCAAGAGTCCATAAGCGGTAGTAGATGCGGTGTTATCGGTAGCAATCTCCCGCAGTACAGCGGTAAGCGGTGCACGTCCTAACCGGATATCGCTTGGGTCTCTGCCGTACCGAATGTGGATGATGTCAGAAACCGGGATGTCAAAGGAGCGACCAT